ATCACTTTTTCAAATGTAACACCAAAATTCAGTTTTCCTTTAACATTCGGAACAGGTGGGATCAAAATGTCTGAGAAAAACAATTCATTGATTCAATCGATTTACAACGCCGGAATGTTAGAAGCGCCGCTCGAGATCACGATAAAAGCATTCGGAGAAGTAATCAACCCAAGCATCACAAATGTGTACACACAGGAAATGATCCAGTTAAACACGACACTCGCAACCGGCGACGAAGTGGTCATCAACACAGGTCGCAAGAAGGAAGTTTCAAGATGGCGAAACGGCGTAAAGGAAAATTTTTATTACAGCCTGGACCTAAATTCTGATTTCATTTTATTGCATGTGGGTGACAATATTTTCCGTTTCTCGGCGACATCCGGAACCCAGTTCATGCAAGTGCTCATGGGATTCCAGGAGAGGATGGGAGGCATTTAGATGTGGTACATCTTCGACCAGAACTTCACGCTTCAAGGCGTGATGGACAGCTACATCCAGATCGAGATCGAACACAACTTCTATGAAGCGGATAATTTAACCTTCACCACCGATTACTCGCCGGAGCTTTATGCGATCATGAAGCTCGGGAACATTCTGTACCGGAAGAACCAGACGAAAGGCTGGATGATCCACACGATCGAAATCAATGAAACGGACAAGACGATCATTGGAATGTGCTACGACTTGAAAGGGCTCCTGGACATGCGGGTTGTTTCAAAACCGATCGGAATCACCGCGAGCCCAGAACTCGTGATGCATTCGCTCGTGATGACCAATCTGCAGAACCCAACCGACGCAAATCGGAAAATACCGAACATGACGCTGAAATCGAACAACATCGCAGGAGCCCAGATCGAAGTCGACTACTACGGAGAAACGATCTACAGCATCATCAGCGAACTAAGCAAAAGCTATGGGATTGGTTACCGGTTCAATTACGATCCGGCGGCAAAAAATATCCAGTTTGAAACCTTCGCAGGAACAGACAGGACAATCAACCAAAGCGCAGTCGAACCCGTCAGATGGTCACACAAATGGAACGACACACGGGATGAGATGATTCTAACCAGTCAGAAGGACTACAAAAACGTGGTGTACGCCGTGACAGGAGACGAAACAGGACCCATCTCGCTTACAACGGGATCGGGAAGTGGATGGAACCGCTTCGAGATGTTCGACCAGGCGACAGACATCACAAAGGGAATGCAGGACGAAAACGGTGTCACGCTCACCAACACACAAGTCACAAACCTGTTGAAAAGCAGAAGCAACCTCGATTTATACCGGAATTTCAAGCTGAACAATTACACATTCGTTCTGAATAACGACCTGGCTCAAGTGTTCGGCGTTGATTACTGCGTCGGAGATCTTGTCTCAGTGATTCACGAAGGATACGGGATCATCAAGCATGAACGAATCGTAAAAGTAAAAGAAACGATCATCCAAGAAAAAAGCCAATTCGAAATCGAATTCGATGAATAGGGGGCAACAAAGTGGAAAAATACAGTTTTTTTGATGACGATGGAACAGGAACCAGGGTCTACACAAGCGCAGACTTCGCGGACTTTTTCAACTCCATTATTTCTAGCGGTGTGATAAACAAAACCGGCAACCTGCAAGTAACGAGCAACTCAAATATGGTGGTGAGTGTTCAACCAGGGATCGGATACATCAACGGGTATTATTACGAATTAATGCAGCAAAAAGACATCACCATCACAGCGCCAGATGGAACGCTCGGGAGAAAAGACATCATCTGTCTGCAATTGGATCTAACCCAAAACTTGATCCAAATCGTCTACCGACTCGGAACACCAAGCGCGTCTCCAGTCGCGCCGACATTAACGAGAACAGACGTGATATACGAGCTGTGTCTAGCGCAGATTACCGTTGCAGCATCAGCCGGAAGCATCCCGCAAAGCGCAATCACTGATACACGGCTCGACTCAACGAAATGCGGATATGTCACATCATTAGTGGCATCAGTTGATACCACTCAAATCTACAACCAGTGGGTCGATTGGTATAACACGCACACAGCGCAGTACGAGCAAGACTGGAACGACTGGTTCGGCGGAGCAAAGGAACTGAACGATCCAAACAAGCAAAACGTAATCACATTCGGAACGAGTCTGCCGAATGCACCAACAGCGAACGATGTACACATCAAACAAGAATCAGACGGATCATTCACATTCTATCGATACGACGGAACAGCATGGGGCGATTTATTCACAAGCGACGACACAAGAAAGTTCGACAAATTCAAGGACAAACTCGATAACATCCAGGATGTGAACGTCACAGGCGCAGTCGCGGGCGACCGTTTGGAATTCGACGGAACAAACTGGGTCAAGAAGACAATCAAAAAACCTTTCATGCAGAGAATCGCTTCAAACGGAACAACAACTTTCCCGGCAAGTTCGGCTTTTACAAAGGTAATATGGGGAAATCAAACCATCGCAAACTGGGACAGTGCAAACAGTCAGTATATTTGCCCGACTGCAGGCGTTTATCAAGTTTCGGTGAACTTGCACTACTTCGCCCTTCCAACAACCACAAACAAAAGCATTTATCTGCGATTCAAAGTGAATGGTGTGCCAACAAACCTTTTGTATCAACCGCTCGAAACAGATATAAGCGAATACAACATTTCTAATAGTTTTTGTTGGTATTGCAACGCAGGCGATCAAATTTCTCTCGAAGTAGCGCAATCATCCACTTCTACATCCGTTGTTATCAATCCGTCAAGTTATAGTAACTTATGGATTAGCTGCAACCCAGCAGACACAAATATTTATCCATAATTAAACAAAATAGCGCATTTTAGCCCCTGATTATTCACAACACGACCAAACACCCGGGCGAGAGAAATAAAAGGCAAAATAACGCAAAGGGAGAGGGAAAAATGAAGAAAAGACTAGCAAATAAAGTATTCATCGGCGCGGCTGCCGCATTCATCTACCAAGTCCTTCAAAAATACGGGGTGGCACCAGAGGCAGGATTATATCAAACAGGAATCGACATCATCAGTTACATACTGATCGGCGCCGGCGTTTATTCTTCATTCAATGAAAAGAGCGGAGAATAAATGACCATGCTAGAAACAGTTCTAACGTTCCTCGGAGGCGGAGCACTTGCCACAATCCTGACCTTCATACTGGACATACGCAAACAGAACCAAACAAGCTCGCACACATTAATCAACGACATCTACAACGAGCTTGGAAGACAGAAGGCTGAAAACGAACAGCTGAGGCGGGAATTCGAAGAGATAAAACGAAGCAAGAGAGAATCGGACGACGAGAATCTGGAACTGAAAGAAGAGAATATGAAGCTCAGGCTCGAGATCGAAGACTTGAAAAAGGACTACGAAGAACTGAAAGCAATCAACGAAGAGCTTAGACGCAAAATCGACATCTTACTAAACAAATAGGAGTGATCGAGAGTGACACAAAAAACATCGCAGAACGGAATCAACTTAATAAAAGAGTTCGAAGGTTGTGTGCTTCACGCATATAAACCGCTACCGACTGAAAAGTGGCTAACGATTGGATATGGGCACTACGGAAGCGACGTAAAACAAGGGCAAACCATCACACAAGCAGAAGCGGAAGAACTGCTGAAAAAAGATTTGAAACGATACGAAGACGGCGTAAACGCAGCGGTCAAAGTGGCGATCAACCAGAACCAGTTCGACGCGCTCGTTTCATTCAGCTACAATCTGGGAATTTATGCGATGACACACAGCGACCTGGTCGGATTCATCAACAAAGGAGATTTCAAAGCAGCATCCGCAGAGTTCCCGAAATGGTGCCATGCCGGCGGAAAAGTGATCGCCGGTCTTGTAAGACGCCGGAACGAAGAGCGTGAGCTGTTCGACAAACCGGTTCCAAAGCCAAAACCCAAACCAAAACAAACGGTGAAAGTGTATCACACGGTCGTCAAAGGAGAAACGCTGAGCGGGATCGCAGCGAAATTCAAAACAACCGTCGCAAAGTTGGATGCATTGAATCCGCAGATCAAAAATCTGAATTTGATCCATCCAGGACAAAAGATAAGAGTAAAATAAAAAGGAGCCCCGCGCGGGCTCTTTTTTTTACATGCACTCGATAACAGATTCAAAGATCACATCGCGAAGGTAGGTATCGAAGTTCGAGAAACGGGCACCAAGGTAACGATCAGACTCACCGTCGCGAACATCGCGGAAGAAAGATGAGATATTATACGCATCATCGACAGATCCGTTCTTCACACGCTCAAGAGCAACTCGGCAAGCACCAGCATGAACGGAATCAGCAGCTACAACAAACTCAGGAAACCAAATCTCAAAATCATAAGCACGCGATAATTTATAAAGTTCTTTCTTACTAATCATTGAACACCTCCTGGGGCAGAAAGCCCGTGCGCCACATGCGCCTACTTTTGTATTTCTATCTTTTTCTAATTAGATATTAACTCAAAATAAGGAAAAGTCAACAAAAAGATATCTTTTTATTAAAAAAATAAAAAAGAAAGAAAAAGAAAAAACCGCCGGAACGGTTTAGATTTCTTCTCTTAATGACCAAACGTTAAACGGAATGCGAATATCGCGAGAGCAACCGTCGATGTAAACGTGATTCGTTTTCGTAACTTCGATTCTAACTTCTTCATCTTCTTCGTTTAAACCGACGAAATGATAAACAGAACCATCAGTCTCTAGAAATTCAACACACTCCACATAACCAGATTCATTTAAAATTTTAATTAATTTATTCATAACGACAACACCTCCTCAAGTGTATTTCTATCTTTTCCTGTCTTTATATTAACTCGATATACGAAATTGTCAACAAAATTCTGATATCTTTTTCAACAAAAAAACCAAGCCGAAGCCTGGTTATTTTTCCAACACGTCCATGAATCCAACTTCAACCAAACGATGGACGAGCGACTCGCATCTGGACTCCAGATCGCTGCCGGAAAATTGAACGCCGATGCCGTGGAATTTCCATAGGTTCTGAGACAACCAGTCGATATATTCATCGAGGGAATCGAACCGACTCGGATCATAGGCAAGCGTTGACATAAACCGAACAACATCCACCGGAGAGCCCGGGATAACATACTTTTGAAAACGATACATACAAACCAACTCCTCTCTTTTATTATGCCCAAATAACAGGGGACGAGCCCCTATTATTGAACGTTTCTCCAAGCTGTGTTACCTTCCAAATTCGCGAGCATATGTAAGCGGCAAGTTTTGAATTCATCGCCGATCAACCCAAGACGAAGCAACCAAGTTCTGAAAGTGTATTTTTCATTATCACTCACCGTTGGAGCAGATTGTGTCGATTTAGAATTGATGGCTTGAGCGGAAACCGCCAGACAGAACTGAATATAAGCTTTAGCCTTACCAGCATGAGTAGTGGAATTAAAGAGACGAAACTCAACCGTTCCAGTGAACCAAACCGAGTGAAGATTCAAACCGTGATAGCGGGAAGAGTCATACTTCGTTTGGTGATTATAACCATCGCCGTACCAAGCCACACGCGCAGAATTCATATCTTTTACTTTTTTCATACGAGTGACAAGTTCAGCTGGAAGTTTCTTTGCCCAGCGAGCAGAACGAGC